CCGTTGAAGACGCTGGTATGACAACCAGTCTTACTTTTAGAGCCAACACAGTTGCCGAGGTTATCCAACAAGCCTACCAGGTTGCGCCATCGGGACACTTTTACTACGTTGACCTTGGTACTAACCTAGTAAACTTTAGGGACAAATCAGCCACAGCAGAGCGGACATTCTTACTTGGAAAGCACATAAAATCGCTTGATCTTCGCACTTACATCGGCGACGTTGTAAACCAAGTGCTATTTACTGGTGGTGATATACCTGCCTCACCTTTTAAGCTTTACACCAGAGCCCTTCAAACAGGGACACGCAGGGGACTTAAGCGAATATCTGACGCAAGGGTTACGCTGGTTGGTACTGCCGACTCCATTTCAAACGCAGAGCTTGACTCAAAAGTTACAGTCCAGTACCGCTCAACCGTAACGATTCTTTCAGAAGCCTTTGATATTGAGTCAATCAACCTTGGAGAAACAGTGCAATTTAGGAACTTTGACAACTTCGTAGACGACCTGAACTTCCAAATTGTCGCTAAGACATACACGCCTGACTTCGTTACCCTACAGCTTGACACCCTACCACGAAACGTCAACCGAGTAATCGACACTATACAGCGCCAACTAGAGGTAGAGCAGAACAACGATGTCCCAGTAGCACCTACAACATAGCAATCTGTTAAAATAAGAGTAGACAAGAAAAGAAACTTAAAAGGAAACAATATGCCAAAGATTCCAGACTATACAGGATTAACCACACCAGACAACAACGACCTTCTCGTTATTGAAGACAGCGTTGCGGGAAGCACAAAAAACATCACAAGAGAGGACTTCCTTTCAGGTGCGCCATTGCCAGCAGACACCGTTGACACTCAGGCAATACTAGATGCTAACGTTACTACGCCTAAACTAGCAGATACCTCGGTGACTAACCTCAAGATGGGATTGACAACAACAAGCTGGACACCAACAATTACACCTCAAGGGGCTATGACGTACACAACTGTAACAACCGTAGCTTGGTATGCGGATTTTGGAAGCTTTTACTACATAGCTATTCGCTCAGAGGGTACGACTGGCGGAACAGCTAGTATAGGCTTCAACATAACCAACCTACCATTTGCCTTAGATACAAACGAACAGGCATTAGTTGGTATAGCTGACGCTGGCGCAAACGATTCGGGTTACGCACAAAGCATATCTGGCACTGAGCTTGCGATACGCCGACCAGCTGGCGCAAACTGGAACTTGGGCGCAGGTCGTGGGTTTATAATTAGCGGTATACTGAAAAAGGCATAGATTCTAGTAACTAATTATGACAAACACAAAAACAGACGGAGAAAGATTGGTGAAACTAGAAGTTAAAGTAGAGAACATTGAAAAGCTAGTTACAGGGATGGACAGCAAACTGGATAGCATCTTAAAAGAGCAGAGCGATGTCCGTGTAAATAACGTGACTCGTGGTGAACTTGATGCAGAGCTTAAACGATTAGAAGAGGCAGTCGAGGGAACCAAGAAGCGTAGCGCTACACAGATATTCATCACAGGTTCACTCGCTGCACTGTTCGGTTCAATCTTAACACTTCTACTCAGTTACTTTATTCAAACTATAGGGAGATAATATGTCTTATCAGTACTTAACGCAATGGGACTCACCAAACTTTACACCAGCTATTCAAACTCGCAATACTTGGGGTGTTGACCGTCAGATTAAAGAAATCGCTATTCACTGGTGGAACGCACCAAACGCTGGCGCAACCTTTGAGGGTGTTGTCGGTGGCTTCTTAAGACCTGGTGGACTATCAGCCCACTACGTCGCAACTGGTAACGGACGGCGAGTCGCCTGTCTTGTCAGTCCAACCGATAACTCTTGGGCTACTGGACGTGGCAACCCTGTCACTATCTCTATCGAGTGTGACCCAGCTCAATCTGACGCTGACTTCGACACGATTGCCGAGTTGATTGCTGACATTCGTTCAGTTTACGGCGACCTACCGCTCGTGCCACACTTTAAGTACGTCGCTACTCGCTGTACACCTTACGACCTAGCCCGACTTGATAGGGAAGCACGAAACAAGTTCTCTCACGCAACCGACTGGGGTAAGGGTGGTTCTATCACCCCCCCTGCACCAAAGGTGACACTCGCCCAAATTGAGGCTGCTTACCGAGAGGTGCTAGAACGTGAAGCCGATGGTGGTGGGATTAAAACCTACCTCGCTAGTGGGTTTGACATTGAAAGGATTAAGAACGAACTCCGTAACTCAAACGAATACGCAGAATTAAAAGTCCGTAAAGCTCAAGCCTCTCAAGCTGCACTAGACGCAGCCAAGAAGCAAGCCGAGGAACAAGCTCGACTTGACCTAGAACGTGCTGAAAGTGATCGTGCGAGTGCTATTGCCGACGCAAAAGCTCAAGCTGATGCAGAGCTTGCAAAGTCCGATGCACAAAGCTGGTTTCTTAAACTCATTACCGCTATCTTTACCGTGATAACTAATTTCATTAAGGGTATTAAATAACGTGCAAAATTGAAGGCGTAAAAACCTAACCAGAGTACAGGTTAATATAATAAAAGAACTGCACAAGTGGCAGGAAGAAAGAAGGAAGAACAAGATGAGTAGCAAGATAATTGACGCAATCAAACACCTAGACATCAAAGACATAGCTTCAAGGGCAGCCTGGACTGCGGCTCAGGCGTTCCTAGCCGTCTTACTGTTCACAGCCGAGCCAATACTCGACCTGCTGTTTAGTGGAGATCTGACAGGCTTATACGCCCTCACAGTTACAACCCTCGTAGCTGGTGCTGCTGCTGGACTTTCAGCAGTTAAGACAATACTGCTTTCGGTTATTGCCGATATTAAATTAAAGAGTGTATAATATAAGCATTATGGAAACTCCATTCATGGAAGAAATCCCACACACTGACTTAATCCGCTTAGCGGAACAGTCGAACCAAGGCGGTGAATACGAAGCCGCCAGAGGACTCATACAAAGAGAACTAGCCCGCCGTGCAAGAATAATCGAAGCTATGCACACTGTAGACGATGCCTACCTAGTACCACAAGACCCTGCCGATCTTAACATATGCGATAGTTGCGAATAATGGAAAAGGCCTACCCTACTTCTAGTAGCGGTATGCCCCTTCCTGTTGAACAGTTGCACCTCCGTCGCTCACACCTAGAAGACCTACCAGAGAATAAGTCTTTACACCACCATCAGTACACTGCCGAACGTATGAGTCGGCTTTTAATTACCCAAACGGTCAGAGATTTAGAGTACGAGCAGACCTTTATGCAAAACGACCAACACAATCTTGGTCGCTATGCCCTGCACCACCTTTTCGGTCCACCGAAGCCAGCCACCCTTCTGCAATATGTGGACAGGCTAGACGCGGCTCGTGAACAGGGCGAGGAAATGCGAATCAGGGCAAACGGTCAATGGGTAATGCACAGGATTACCGACGTTCACTGGAATCAAATAATGCAAGAATACAACAGAGAGGCTGACTGATATGAAACGCTTTTGGGCAGGCGATAACTTACACAACCTATTGACTAAGTCACTGGATGAACTTGTACAATTATACCCAGAGAAGAATAGAAAAAACTTACAGCGCAGACAAGAAGAATACAAAAAGAAATTGGGGGATGCAATGGAACGAATACCACAGTCAGACGGAACACCAGACAAGCTCGACAAGTTCGAAGAGCTTCTAAAGCGTTCAGGCATCGACCCCAATGATGTTGCTGCAATATCACGAATGAACGTCTGGCAGACCTCTAAGCGTGGCGAGGACGGCGAGTGGGATACTATTGACCAGTACGGTATGCAGATTAAGCCAAAGCTAGAAAGTACCTCTGAAGCCTACCAACCGGTTGAACCTGCTAAGATTACCGCCACACGGCGCAAAGCGGCTAAAAGACTTGGCAAGCTTGTTATGGTTTACGGAGATGGACAGGTCGGGTATCGACGCAGAATTGACCCTGTGACAGATGAAACAGAACTTATACCAACGCATAACATACCTATGCACAACGTCATCCAACAGGTCAACGCAGACCACATGCCCGAAACAACGGTCAACCTTGGCGATTTTGCAGACTTTGCAGAACTCTCACGCTTTGACCCCGACAGCGACCACTTCCATAAGACCCTCGGTATGAGTATGAGATATATACACGACTTCTACGCACAGTTGGTAGCAGACAACCCCAAGGGGCATCACGTTGAGGTGGACTCTAACCACGCCATAAGACCGAAGCGACAGATACTCAAACACATACCAGCCCTGTACGACTTTGTGCGACCCGGTGCAGAAGATGAAGGCGCAATGCTCACCTACTACTACCTTGCGAACCTTGGCAAGCTTGGTATCGACTTTAGAAGTGGCTATGGCGGTGCTGAATATGCCTATGGCGAAGAGTACAATGCTCCACCAGTTATCTTTAAGCATGGCAACCACTCATCGGCTTCACAGGGTACAACCGTTAAAAAAGAGTCAATGCAAAACCCCGATGTTCACGTTATAAGGGGTCACGGACATAATGACGAACAGATAATGGTTACAAAGCGAGATGGCTCAGTCCTGATATATAAACAGTTTGGTAGCTCTTGCCTTAATGACGGCCCGACACCTGGCTATGCTTCATCAATAGATGACCAGAACCGACCAGTCAAGTACCATAATAAAGGACACCAGAACACGTTTGGTATGCTCCACGATCACGGCGATGGAAGCTACGACCTTGACACGATAATCGTAAGAGATGGTAAGGCTATCTACCGTGAAAAGGAATACAATGGAAACCTTTAAGCAGGGTGCTTACAATCCCGCAGAACACAACCATATTGAATGGTCAGACGAAAAGCTAGACGAGGAAATGGCTATGTGCGACCTTCTACTAGCTCCGTGGCAACGATCAGAGGAACGTAGACGGCAAATCGGGCAAAGAGCCTTACTAGCTAGGGAAGAAATGATAAACCGCTATGGTGAAAGGCATCAAAATGACTGAAAAAGAACCCCAGATCAACCTAAGCATAGGCAGCCAAGAGTATTATCTTAGGCGAGATAACTCAGAGCTGTTTCACTTTATTGGAAAACTGGCGGTTTGGAATCACATCTTTGTTCTTGACAACGAAAATGACGATGTTAAGCGTGGCACGTTTATACCAAGAGAATACATCGGTGAAGAACCGTTTGATCTACTCGCAGCAACAATGATACAGAATAAATACCCATCACGTCTGAACCAACGAGAGGTCGCAGAGAGTGACGTAGAGATAATAACAGGTATATTGTCACGCGATGCACAAAAGCTCGACACAGAGCGTCCTGAGTGGCTAGACGAGGTTTAATGAGCGTAGCCACAACAGTTACTCTTTGGATAGCTATGGTGTTTGTACTTATAATGTTTCTGTTAATGCTTGGCTACTGATATAATATAATCATTCAGACTTTAATAGTTCCGAACGGTTAGTTGCCTAAGGAGCTATTTTTTATCACCCTTTTATCGACACACTTCTGTATCTGTTGTACTGGTGTATCAGCATAAATTGGAGTTCTTGCGGTTAGATATTACACTAAGTAGCTTGGTTCTCATTGCCGCCACCTTAGCGGGGTCTGAGGTTCTTTCTACAGGCTGAGGCAAGGTCTTGTATTCTACCGTGTTCTTGTTCTTCGCCACTGATGATATAGAAGATGTGGATATTAAGTCGTCGCCTATCTCTATCCACCGTGCATTTGATACCAGAGTATTTTTTAGGACTGCTGCTCGTTGATCTGATATTGTCTGAGTCGGTTTGTCTTTATCGTAGAAGTGGATTGAGTAGGTCATATCTTAACCACCTTGCTGGTATGGCTGACAGATTGGCGCTTACCCCAAGCGATCAGTTCGTCCCACTTCTTGTTGAGATCAATGTAATTACTGATACGCGGCGCAAATTGATCGGTTTGGCTCATTGCAACACCTGTAAGCATACGCTCAACCTCGTCTTTGGTCTTGTGTTTAATGATATCTGACACGGCTTTGCGATTAGCTGGCATCTTGGAAGTTAGTTCGTAACCCACTATAGACTCCCACGATTGAAGCATTTCATTTATGTTATTAGTATTAGTCTTAGTAATATATATATCTTTATTATTATCTTTATCTATATGTTCTGGTGCGACACCAGAAGAACTCTGGAGGATTTCATCATCGATCAACAGATTAAAGTGGTCTAAAACGTGTTCGGGTATAAGCTCTTTTTCTTTCTCTACGGTCTTGTCAGTAAAACGACCCTTTTTTGCCATTTCGTGACCCTTGGCTAGTATGTAAAAGCCGTCAAATATATCAACATAGCCTAGATCTATAAGCTGTTTAACCGCCACCTCTACCTGCTCGGTGCTAAGACCCGAGTATGCTGATATTACCTTTGGCTTGTAGTGATAGATATTTGCCAGTCCCTTTTCTGGATTAGTAAGCATATATAAATATAGCAACTTACTGTCTAGGTGTAGAAGATCAATGGTATCTTCTTTCCAAAAGGTTGTGTTGATTAAAGTTGTTCTCATAAAGAAACCCTCCTTTTTGGGGAGGGCTACCTACTTAGTCTTATTCATTATATCAGACAAAGGTGTTACCCTCAACCCCTATTTAGTATTGAGAGTATCACGAACGACTAAGTAGGTGATACAACCTCTATTATACATAAAATACTGCTTACGTTCAACCCCCAAAATATCTAGCCTGTGTAGAACCTGTGCCTAAAGTTTAATGTGTAGAAAAAAAGAAGCCGTGTAGACTTCTTTTAGACCGTACCGACAGACATCAATTTGCCGGTAAACAGGTGCGCCCCAATGGGGATATGCTTATTATACCAAAAGAAATACGAGCCTCATAGTGTAGATGTCTCGTATCCTTCTGAAAAAAGTTGCCGTGAGGGCATAAGGTGCGATAGACTGCCGTAGCCTGTCTTTACATAAGCATTATATCACATAAAAATATCCCCTTAATTCTTGGGGATATTATACCTGTTGGTGTGCGCTTTCAACGAAATACCCCGATAGTTATGTTTCCAGTGAACTTACGGATAATTACATTATACCACAATTAAAAATAGAACCCCGGACAGAGTTCTATTGTGTTTGGCAGTTACCAACAATATCTAGTAATTATTGTAGCACACAGTTATTAAAAATAAAAGAGCCGCTGGTGGGAGCGACTCAGTAGCAGTGGGTAGAAAGGTCTACAACAGAATTAACAAAACTGTAAGAGATTCCCACTACTGCCTACATTATACCAGATAAGTCACAGGTTAAAAGTGTTGTATATGTATTGCGGTCGTGGTACAATAGGGGTATAAACAAGAAAGGTTTACAAATGAACAAAGACCAAGTAACTATAATTGAACTATTAATCAGGAAGTCTGCACTTAAAGACGTAGAGATTTGGCTTAACGAGCAGTACGTTATCATCGATCAAGCCATTCGGGAAGTTGAGGAAACAAAATAATGAGTATAGTACACTGCGACACACACGGAAACATTGACACTGACTTTAACGCAGAGCATTTTAACGCCACTGAAGATTGTGCGGAGGATCTATAATGTCACGCGAAATTACAAGAGCCGAACTATTAAAAGTAAACTCTGAACTTACTACCGAGCAGGTACAAAAGTTCTTTACCCAGACACCCAAGAACAAGATTAAGAGCCGACCAGCAAAAGGTGGAGGTCAATGGGACTATGTCGCAGGCTCATACGTTACTCAGGTATTAAACTCCCTGTTTGGCTTTAACTGGAGCTTTAAGGTTGTTACATCAATGACCGAAGCCCTAGCAACAGCAAATACAGGTACAGTCGTAGTACAAGGTCAACTAAGCGTCAAGATTGGCGATGAGTGGATTACCAAAGAACAATACGGACGCAAAGAAGTTGCCTACAAAAAAGGTACTGATATGCCCCTAGACTTCGGTAACGACATGAAAGCCGCAGCCACCGACGCTAAAAAGAAATGCGCCAGTGAACTCGGACTTTTTGCAGATGTCTATTCAAAAGAAGATTTCTTTGAGGCTGATGTCGTAGAGCAAAAGACCGTTGAAGATAAGGTTGCTGAACTTAAAAAGAAAATGGAATCGTAATGAGAATAATTGAAACACAGCAACGCAGCGAAGAATGGATTGAAGCCCGCAGGGGAATCATTACCGGAACTAAAGCCAAGACTGTCGCCCCTCCCAAGCGTGGCAACGTTACCCCACAGGGTATCTACGAGCTACTAGCTGAACAGGTCGCTATTGCTAAAGACGGCGAACCAGAGCGTGATCGTGGACTAAGGCTTGAAGAAGAAGCCATTAAAAAGACAGCCGACAAGTACAAACTAAACATCACAACCGAAGCTGGTATGTGGCTCTCAGACGATGGCAAGCTAGGCGTAAGCCCTGACGGTGCAGAAGTCGGCGACAAGCCAACCTACGCAGTCGAAGCTAAGTGCCTTGATAGCAAGAACCACCTACAAGGAATACTCAACGACGTAGCCAACAAAAAGCTCCCCGGCTACAACCCACTAGGCAGCCTCAAGATTGCAACCTCGGACTATTCGGATCAGGTTATTCAATACTTTGTCGTTAACCCTGACTTAAAGATTGTTTACTTCACGCTATACGATGACCGCATCGCCCTTGATAACATTGTCCACTACGTCATAGAAGTTAAAAGAGATGACATTGCAGAATACATCGAGGGTCAAGAAGCCTACGAAAGAGATGCGCTTAACAGGGTCGCAGAGATGATTAAAACATTAAAGGAGATAAAATGAACCAAACACTAAAGAACGTACTAATACTTGCGGTATCAATCGCATTCGCATTCGGGGCTTACTTCGCAGTAACATCAATAGCCCGAACAAACGAAATCAACTCTATGAGCGCAGAGTTCCGCACAAGCTTTATGCAGGGTTGCGAAGAAGAAGGCTCGAAAGCATTATGCGCCTGTGTCTATAATGACCTTGAAGAGCGCCTTGGTACTGTAGGTATATACGAATTGGCAGTCGAATACGAAGAAACAGGCGTGCTGAACGACAAAGCTTATGCCTCAGTATGGGCTTGCATCTAATGTTCGACAGCTGGACATCTGACAATATGAGTGAAGAAGAACCTAGAGAGGAACAGCTATGAGTAATACACCAGACGAGATACTAAACAACAAGGAGAACAACTAATGTCAATTTTAATCTACCTAATACTAATCACGGTAAACACAACCGCAGAAGTACCAGCATGGATTCTTGCAACATCAGGCTTTATCGCACTTGCAGAGTTACTGCTGTGGGTCGTGATAATAGTATTTAACATAATCGCATTTATAATTACATGGATTGGAGAACGAAATGAACGATGAACGACGCGAAGTTCGTGCAAAAATACGAACATACAAAGACAAGCAGACAGGCGAGGACAAGAACTTCTACTCCACGATCGGCACAGCTTGGGTCAGCGAACACGGCACAAAGATTAAGGTATCGCTCGACACCACACCAGTCAACTGGGACGGCACCTTTTTCATTAACGAACCCTACGAAAAGAAAGAACCTCAAAGCGAAACACACGCCTTCAACAAAAAGGTAAACGACAACCTCCCGGCTGACGATGAGATGGAAAAACCAATCAACCTCGAAGACTTAAACATCCCGTTCTAGGAAAGGAACACAAAATGAAAACACTAAAGGTAAAACTATAATGTCCGGTACATCAGCGGGTGGGCTTAAAACTAAGCTCAAGATACTTGAAAACAACCCCAACCACTACAAGGAAATAGGCTCAACAGGCGGCAAGAACAGCAAGGGCTACGGCTTCTCTCACGGCAAGCTAGACCCGGTAGAAACAGGGCGCAAGGGCGGTTCAGCGCCACGCAAGAATAAGAGGTAATATGACCGAATCACAATTCGTAGTAGAGATGGAAGAATCAATCTATAACTTCATAGAGTTGCAAGCGGCAGCCGACAAGCCATTTACTGTAGAGGCGTATGCCAGACACCTACTAGACAGCTATGACGATTAAATCTAACCCATGTAAACTATGTAGCAGTACTTACCACACTGCTGCTTTTTGCCCGACTAAACCCCGCAAAGAAATACCACGCACGGCAATAAAGAAAACAGTTAAAGCACCCGTTAAAAAGAAAGCCAAGAAGCGATCCTACTACGTCAAGAAGCTAGACACCGTGTTCAGCCAGTACATACGGCAAAGCAAATCAGTAGACGGCATTGCAACCTGTGTAACCTGCGGCAGTCAAAAGCCCTGGAAGGAAATGCAAAACGGTCACTTCTACACTAGGGGAAGATACGGCACACGCTGGGACGAAACCAATTGTCACATACAAGACGCGGCTTGCAATGTGTTCTTAAAGGGAAACTACATAATTTACACCCGTTATATGATCGACAAATATGGCCGTGAATACGTAGATGACCTAGAAAAGAAGTCACTTACAACTACAAAGTTTACCACCGTTGAGATACAGGAAATGATTGAAAAGTACCAAAGACTCTTGACATTGTAGCACGAGCGTGATAGTATGAGGACAGCCAAGAAAGAAAGGGCTAAGAAGCGAACAGAGATAGAATGCTCTCGCAAGACTAGGCAACAAGGTCTACGCTTCCAAAATTAACACTTCGATAGTCCTTACCCGGACGACAAACCTGCTAGAACGAGCAATGCGTTCCAAGCCCTCCTAAGCAAAACAGCGTCAATGTGTCTGGGTAAAGGCTATCGAATAAAAGAAAGGTCATTATGACTAACGAAAAAACACCAAAGATCAAAAAGAACAAAGCAGCGTGGAACAAAGCCCAGATTATCGGCCTTTGGTTCATCATCATAACCAGCGTTTCATTCTGGTCTGGGGTATACCTTGGACAAATGCAGATGACACTCTCGAACAACAACGTAGACGCAGCCAAGACTCAAGCAGTTGAGGACTACAAGGCTACGTTAAAAGCAGAGCAGTAGACGCGCCACACGCTACTGAACTTAAAGATGTGGCAAACAACGCACCTGAACAACTAAAGACGCTCACAACGCCCCAGAACACGCCACAGGCTGCAAACAGCGAGGTAGTCATAGGCACTGGAGCTTGTGATATCGTAAAGAACTATAGTTGGGACGTAAAAATAGCCTATGCAGTCTGTATGGCTGAATCAGGAGGCAACCCCAACGCCGCAAACTTAAACGACAGGCACAACGGCTGTGTCGGAAGTTACGGACTTATGCAGATAGCTTGTATACACGGCGGCATATTTACAGACCCAAAGCAGAATATGGACAAGGCATTTGAGATATACAACCGCTCGGGCTGGAAACCATGGGGTGCATACACTAACGGATCGTACCTGCGTTACATCTAAACAACACGATTTCGTGTAGAATAGAATCATTAACAATTCAAGTGTGTCGTGTTGGATTGGAGGGTAGCCAAAAGAGTAATCTGCGGCCTCGTGATACCTTCGGGTAAAGCTAAATTACCGACCACTCCAATCTGACACCACACACTTGAATAACTAATAAGGAGAACAATATGTCCAAACTAACAAAAGAACAAGCGCTAGAGAAAATCGAAGAACTGAAAAAATACGTTGATGAGGTAGATACTAAGGTTAAAAAGACTATTGGTGTAGCTATTAAATCACGGTATGGGAGTGCAGGTGTAATTTACCAGTCAACTAAAACAACTATAAAAGAGGCGGTGGAGGAGGCGGTACAAAGTGGTGCTGACCTGTTTAGTGCTGACCTGAGTGGTGCTGACCTGAGTGGTGCATACCTGAGTGATGCTGACCTGAGTGATGCTGACCTGAGTGGTGCTAACCTGAGTGGTGCATACCTGAGTCGTGCAAACTTGCGTGGTGCTGACCTGATTAGTGCTAACCTGTATGGTGCCGACCTGCGTGGTGCTGAATTAAACAGTGCAAAGTTCTACGGTAGAGGCTGTACAATACGCCTAACACGCTCACAACTACCAGACTTTCTAGCTGCACTCGGATTTATGTTAGAAGATGAATAAGGAGAACAGATGAACCTAGAATCAGCCCTGCTTGACCTCTACATCTTTAGACTTAGGCGAGTAGGACGTAGGAATATGACAGACTATCAAATCCACCAAGAGTGGCTAGAGAGAGGCGAGTAATATCGCTTCTTTTTATTTACATTGCGGTCGTGGTATGGTACTATTAAATAGATAACTAAGAAAGGTCTATCAAATGCAAAACTACTTCGATAACAACATTAAGCCCCTAGTCGATACCCTAGAACGGCTGAAGGGTACAACCCACCTCACCATCAGGCAGGTAGAAGATGAGGACGGCGAAACTCAGATCTCAGTCTGGGTAAACGATGAATGCAACCACGCAGCCGCCGATTACCAAGACGTACTTATAGCTAACTTTGACAACGACAGCCACGAATGGATTAAAAACGACTCAGAGCGCACCCTTGTCTGCGATACCTGCGACAAGCAACTTATCTTTGGGGAGTGGCTATGAAAGACCTCGGAAAGATACAGCGCAGGGTACTACAGGTTATAACCTTTTACCCAGAAGCAGCTAACGATGACGCTGCACTGCTTAGTAACTACTGGTTGATGTACGACGGCTGGGATGACAGCAAGAGCCTATACTGGAACTTGTCACGATCTACACGCCCCGAAACCATCACAAGGCGAAAGCGCGAACTTTATAACCTCGGCTTAATTGAATACTCAGAAGAACGACAAAAGGTTGTAATAGAGGCAATAAAAAGCGAAGTAGACAGGGCTAAGTATATTTACTAAGACTGTGATATAATGGTTGCAGGAGAGCTATATGAATATATGTAAAGTTACTGGTTGTGATAAGCGAGTTGATGCAAAGAGCCTTTGTTCAACACACTACAGCCGACTAAGAAAAACGGGCGATGCCGGTATAGACACGCCAATAGCCAAACACACAAAAAGAAAAGAGTGCGAAGTATCTGGGTGTAATAATCTAAATGTTTCTACAAAGCTTTCTACATTATACTGCGGTAAACACTACGCACGACTTTCAAGCGGTAAATCGATTACCGCCCCAACAGCAAGAGACCACCGCCCCGCAATAATTAAAAAAGACCACGCTCTAATTCCGCTTGGCATAAACTCTAAGGATGGATTTACAATCGTAGACACAGCACACGCATCAATTGACAAGTATAAGTGGCGGCTTTCAAATGACGGCTACGCAGTAAGCAATAGTTACGGCGAAAGAGGCATAAACAATCGCCTACACCATCTCGTATTTGGCAAGCCACCCAAGGGAATGATGATTGACCACATCAACAGAAACAAACTTGATAATCGAATGTCTAATCTTAGAGAGGTAACGCCGCAGATTAATACCATCAACAGGGGTATGCAATCTAACAATACATCAGGATACACAGGCGTGAGAAAACATAAGGACGGAAAGTGGGTAGCCTACCTAAGAAGAGACGGTAAAGTAAAAAGCGTTTACGGGTTTAAGTCCCCAGAAGATGCAAGCGTAAAATATTTACAAATGATGAACGAACACAAGTCGGTGGGCTAGTAATGATTTACTGCACCTACTGCAAGACCCCAACCCACGCCGACACAAGCTGTCCCTATCAATTAAAGGAGGCAACTATGACCACACCAGAAGATACAGAGCTACGAGAGCAAATATTTAACCTTATGACCGAGGACGACTTCCCGATACTTGACGAAGTAAACAAAAAGCTCGACTCCGTTATGAACCTCATCACCCTACACACCAATAAGGCAGTAGCGGAAGCAATAGGGCAAGACGAAACCACCGTCAACATACACCGTTTATACCTAAAAGAAGTTAAAGTATTGAACAAACTAAGGGCAGAGCAACGAGCAAGGGCAGACCTCACCAACCCCACAGAAACAGGAGAACTATAATGACTAACACCCCCAACCCCCAAGCTAATACACTAGATGAACAAATACGAAAAGCCATCAAAGCCTACAGGGTAGCTGGTGGCGACCCAGAGTTTTACATAATCAGCAAATCAGACCACGATAGAAACTGGGCTAAAGCTGTAACAGAAGCAAGGATAGACGAGCTAAAGAAAATGTGGAACAACACCCAACCCGACATCAAGCCAGAAGGTGCTGATGACACGCCAATAGACCCAGCTTATATAACTGACCGCCTAGCCCAACTAAAGGAGAATAAATAAATGACTAATACACTAGATGAGATTAAAAACTGTATGTTTCAATACGCAGTTGGCCATAGACTTATTAACAATGAGATATTACAAGACACAGACTTAATAACGCTGACACAAGCTAAAAAACTGTGGAACGAGTACCTGCCAGATTTTATCGGGCGCAGAGAAAACGAAAGGGGCGACCCAGAAATGGCTATATGGATAAACTGTGATAACAACACCGATTATAGCGACACCCTGGAGCACATAGACTTTGAAAGTGTTATAGAAGGTGGCAAGCTGTACGAAATAAAGAAACGAGAAATTAAAGCCTTTGAGGAGAATAAGTAAATGAAAATACACTACACCCACATCAAGCGTATTGAACAGCTATTCAAAGAACGCTTTAACCTCACCGAACTCCACATAATGTACAAAGGCAAGATAGACTGGTCAAGACTCCGAGAGATCACCTCAACGGTAAAGCAAGACGATAGGATATAATAAGACAATGAGTAAAGAGATTAAGTTCAACCTACACTTTGAATACGACCGGACACTAAAGGACATAAGGAAAGAGATAAAGGCAAGGACACTATGACTGAGCTAACACTCTACATTCACGGTTGCCGGGAGTGCGGCAAGACAGGTAAAGATGTTGCCATCCTACAACGGTTCTGCTGGAATAACAGCATTAACCTTACGGTCAAAGACTCACGGTTCAGCGATGCTATAAGGGCCGAACACGCCAACGCAATGCAAGACCTGAATCTCTCGATGGCAACCTACAAGCCAGTAGTTGAAGCCGAAGACGGCTCACTTTACGAACTAGCCACACTTGATTATTCAACACTATGACAATTATTCTTATATTGCTGACCATTTATATTATCACCCTTGCCCTTACTTCTTCAGACGGGCCGTACAAGTCTATTGCAAGGCTCCGGTCAAACGAAAAAGTAGACAGGTTCGGCCTTCTAAACTGCTACCTTTGCACATCAATATGGGTGTCTGCAATAGTATGCCTTCTAACGCTCCCCATCAACTTAGAAATAATAATCTATATATTCGGTCTAGCTGGCGCTGCAACCGCCCTACACAAGCTCACAACACGCTAGATGGTACAATAAGAGTATGAACACTATCCTACAAGACTACAAAGAAGGACAAATTGCCAAAACACGAACCGGCAAGTACCTATATATCACTAAGAACAAAACATCTAAGCCCTTTGACACTATCGCCGACCTAGTAAAGTCACAAACTATCGAAGTTGAAAAGCCAGAAGACAAGAAAACACCCACTAAAAAATAGTTTACATAACCACTATAACCTGTTATATATAATGCTATGCAGGTGGACAATAAACCAGACGCTATAACATACAAATACCCTACCATTACTTTCATTATTACACCGACTAAAACTGCCGTGGCAACTCCATTGCAGTTTTTTGTTCTATTACCACTTCAGCCGTATTACACAAAACGCCTAAACACCATAAGATTGATGATACAAATTGGCGCTATAACATCTATAAGCGACCTACTCCAATACTCAGACGGAAAGCTAGAGTGGCGATCCAGCAGACCAGAGTGGCTATAGCTTCACATTCTATAAGGGTCGTGGTACACTACGAGTAGCAAAGAAAGGCTACACAATGAAAATACTAATCGTAACCACCCTAGCAGCAGCATTACTGTTCTTATTGTTGGCCCCTCAATTAGCTAAAGCACCAGAGACCACAGTACAGCCTACAATGACTATCTCAAACGACATCGAAACCCTAGTCAATCAAGCCAGAAACACAGAGAGCCTCGTACCGTTTAACAGCAATCAAACTCTCAGGAATAGCGCCTGCAACAAAGCCCAAGACATGATAGACAAGAACTACTGGTCACACAACCAACCAGACGGCACTACACCCTGGCACTTTATTACAGACGCAGGATACAACTACACCAAAGCTGGAGAGAACCTAGCTAGAAACTACCCAACACCAGAAGCAACCGTACAGGCATGGCTTAACAGCCCACTTCACAAAGCAAACATTACCGACCACTTCACCGACCAAGGCATCTGCACAGTACAGAACATCACAGTACAACACCTAGGACGCAAGTAACATTAGAAACCTTAACGCTTATGTGGTAAAATATACCCATGAATGCCCTCAAAGTAAAAGCCGAAGTTATGGAAGTGAAGTCAAAGAAAACAGCCTCACTCGATGTAACCTATCGCTTAGTGCTACAGACCAACGACCCTTCTGTTCTTGCACTCGGATACCTAGAGGGCGACACTATCTTAAACCTAACTTTGGAGGAAGAGTAATGGTAGCTAAAAAGAACGGACGACCAACCATTATGACACCCGAAGTCATTGATAAATTAGAAGAGGCTTTTGCCTGGGGTTGCACTGACATCGAAGCCTGTCTATGGGCTGATATTGGAGAAAAAACACTGTATAATTATCAAGAGAAGACACCTGGCTTTGTACAGAGAAAAGAGCGGCTTAAACAGACACAGATACTAAAGGCTCGTCAGTCAATCAGTAATGCCCTCAGGCGTGACCCGAACTTGGCGCTAAAGTATTTAGAGCGCAAAGCCAAGGCAGAGTTTAGCTTACGAACCGAAACAGACCTAACGACAAAGGGTGAGAGTATGAGCCCCTATGCATTACTTTCACTGGAAGAACTTAAAAAACTAGCAGGTAAATAATCTGATGGTGATATATTCACTACTTGGTAATAGGAATTACGTGCCAGAATATACGGCTTTTTATAAATACATAGCTAAAACTATTGTCATGGGTGATATAAATGCAAGAAATACCTAAAGGTGTTAACAAAATAGCTAATATATATCTAGCAAGGCGATCCTTTTGGTACTTTGAGCAACTGCTCTACCCCCAACTATTTACCGATGACCGCAAGCTGCTAAAAGAAATGGCTGATACGATACAGGACTTTATAGAAAACAGCGAGAAGCACTACCTTGTCTTATCAGTACCACCGGGTCACTATAAGTCATTTACCGCCAAGAACTTATCTATGTGGCTTATGGGGCGTGACCCCTTAAAGCGTATCATCGGCGTTGCCAACTCTGGCGACCTTGCAAGTATGTTCTCGACACAGATACGGGATACAATCCTTGGTATTAACTATGGCAAGGAGGGTACACCCTACCCGGAGATATTCCCAGACACTAAGATTAAGTACGGATTCGCCACCAAGAGTAAGTGGGAGCTTGAGGGCAGCGCAGAGCCTAGCTACCGATCTACTAGCCCTACAAGCGCCATAACTGGGTCAAGGGCTGACTACTTTATTGTCGATGATATTATTAAGAACGCAACCGAGGCTATGAACTCTAATGCCCTAGCTGACCATTTCAGTTTTTACAAGAACACGCTATTTTCTCGTACTGATGGCGATGACTATAAGTTTATATTCGTCATGCAGAGATGGGCGACCAACGACCTGTCGGGTGAGATTATAAAGCTATATGGTGATGATGTCGTTCAGGTCAAATATGAGATTGAAACAGAAGGCGAAATGCTAGAGCCAACTATTATGAGTGCCAAGAAGTTTGAGGAAACAAAGAGGACACTCGACCCCACTGTCTTAAAGGCAAACTATTACCAACAGCCAGTAGACATTGAGGGAAGGCTTTACAACGGGTTTCAGGAATGGACAACGCTACCCGAATCGGTCATGCGCTACAACACAACCGACGTTGCAGACCAGGGCAAAGACTACCTGTGTTCAGTTAACTGGTTTGATGTTAAAGACGAGGACGGCACTAAGGTTTATATTACCGATATTTACTACTCAAAAGAAAAAGCCGAGATAACAGAGCCTCAAGTGGCGAAGATGATTACTGCCGATAACATAACTATCGCAGACTTTGAATCAAACAATGGCGGCAAGGGATATGCCAGAAACGTAGAGCGTGAGCTGGTTAAGCTCGGTAACTCTAAAACGGTTGTTCAGTGGACACCACAAAACACAAACAAGGTGGCTCGTATATTAGCCTCAAGCGCTTGGGTCAGTCGGAGCGTATATATGCCGCCAAACTGGACGACTAAATATCAGGAGTTCTCCGCTGAGGTTCTGAGTTACGTCGCTGGTGGAAAGAACCCACACGATGATGGAGTCGATGTACTGGCCACTATATACGAGAGAGCGGCCAACTATCAGAAGCTAGAATACGTCGCCCCCATTATGTAGTGAGTGGACTGTTATAATAGTAATAACAACACAACATAGGAACTTATACTTTGCCCGACAATATCTTCACAAAACTATTTAGCCGCAACGGTACAAAGAATATAGACAGCGACTTAGGGCGAAGCCTAGAGCGTCAGGGTATAACCGGCGACTCTCTTTTTGGTAGGTTCAAGAATAACGACTACGAAAACGCCTACCCTTCTATCTCTAAACTTGCTAACGCTTTTACAATGATTGAACCGTACACCGTTGACATAAACGGCAAGCCTGTTGGCTCTAACATACTTGATCGCTTCTACACACCCAACGTACAGATGAGCGCAGCAGACTGGCGTGAAGCCCTTGCTGTTATGACCATTGTCCACTCAAAGGTATATATTCGTGTCCACCACCGCACAACCAGAGCGCTTGCCTCTACAATTACTGGCTTTACAATTCTCGAAGGTGTCTATGAGTTCACCGAAAAAGGAAAGACAGTCTATCAACTTACAACAGGCGAACACCTTGGCGCTGAAAACGTGATTGTATTAAAGGGCATTAACCCCTACGGACTATCTAGGGGCTTCTCACCAATAGAAGCTGCTCGCAAGTGGATTAACATTGACGACTACATCGCCGCTTACCAGAGTGGCTTCTTTGCTAACGGTGCAGTACCAGCAGGGCAGTTTATTATCTCAGCCCGAACACACACAGAGTTTAACGACATTGTTGCAGGGCTTAAAGCCAAACACCGAGGTGCTGACAAGAACAACAACGTAGTGTATACCTACAACCAATTTGACCCTTCAACTGGTAAGGGTGACGGGGGTGCTATTCAGTGGATTCCTTTTAACACAACCAACAAAGACCTCGCACTCAAGGACATATTTGCCCAAGCTAATAAGAAGATTGACTCAGCCTTTGGTGTTCCTGCCTCAATTCGTGGTGTAAACGACCAAAATACCTATGCCTCAGTACGTATTGACGAAGTAATCTTTGCTAAGTACGCCGTAGACCCTATGGCAATGAAGCTATACAGCAAGTTCACCCACGAACTAAACCGCATCACTGGCGGAACTGGCGTTGCATTTGCATACAACCTTGAAATCCCACAGGTTGCAGACGAGGAAAAGGTCAAAGCAGAAGCTAAAGCAATCGAACTCAAAATAATCACAGACGCAATCCTTGCTGGCTATTCACTAGAAAGCATCGTAAGTTCGTTTGACCTACCGGAAAGCTACAACAACCTTAGAACTACTGGCGTTGTAACTATTGAAGACGACAAGCCAGAAGTACTTACTACCGAGGAAATGGCTGAAACACCAGACCAACCGCTTGAGGCAATCGGTGAGCTAGTCGTCCACGCTAACAAAAGCCACAAAGAAACCAAGAACCTAGATGACGAAGAACTCCGAGCTGAATACGAAGGCAAGGTTGAAGCTATCGCCAAGGCTCAGTTGCAGAAGCAGGTTGACGGTGCTGACGCTGAAATAACTAAATCAATCGAAGCAACAGAAGATGATATTACGACATTTGCAACCAACGTCTTTGCTGCCGTGTCTGGCTTAATCCTTATCGAGGGTGCAAAGCAAAGAACCCAAGGTCTTGCCCTACTTGTTGAGGCAGGACTACAAACAACACCTGGTGAGTTCCTTATGACACAAGCTCAGACAGATGCCTATCGTACCTACCTCCTACGAGTCGGAGAATCATATACGAGTACAAATGCCACTTTGATACGTGCAGTGCTAGATAACGCCTCTGAGCGTGGTCTGAGCGTGTCACAAACCAAAGCGGAGCTTACAGACCTAGTATCGAGGGACTTTCAAGCTCAAAGACTAGCAAGAACCGAAGTATCTCGCGCCGCATCACAAGCATCTGTTGACGCAATGGAAAACATCCAAAGCGAAACAGGCTTTTCGGTCGTCAAGGTGTGGAATGTAAACGCCGACGCTTGTGAGTTCTGCCTAGAGCTTGAGGGTAAAGAAGAGCCTGTCGATGGCGTATTCCTTAAAGAGGGTTCAGACATTACAGGTGCAAGTGGAGCTAAGTTTGAGAATAACTTTGTAGATGTACAAGACGCAACCCTACACCCTAACTGTTCTTGCTTCACTACCTACGAGGTCAGAGGCTAGTATGGATCTAAAATGTAAACACTGCCAACGCTACATCGGTAAGTCACACGGCACTATTATCGCTACCCTCAAATGCCCCAACTCAAGCTGTAAAGGCGAGACACAATTCAAGATAGTAGAAGCCGACGTGTCAAAATCATTTAACTTTAAGTTCCTAGAGCAACCAATCGCACCAAAAAACAGGGAGACAACACAATGAAATGCCTACCAGAAATACTACTACGATACCAGTGAACAGTTATAATAGGTACAGAACAATGTATAAGAACCCTAGCGCTCAAATGAGCAAAGTTCACCCAGAGTTCTAAGCTAAATAATACAAAGGTTAAAGCTATATGAGTCAAACCAAAAAGGTAGCTCAATTAGTAACTAAATCACTAAGCATTAACGACGAACGTGTACTACACTTTATCGCTACAGCACCAACGCTAGATCGAGACTTTGAGGTTCTTTCAACGGCAGATATAAGGATTCCAACTAAAAATGGTATCAAGTATGCCTCAGAACTAACCGATAGTGACGAAACAATTGCCCCACTGCTCATAGAGCACGATTGGACAATCAAAGCGCAGGCAGGTGTAGTCTTTAGAATGAAGATGAACGAACTCGGACAGTTAGAGGCTTTCGCTAAACTATCAACCAACGCTAACGGTGAAGAAATTTACCAGATGGCAAAAGAAGATATGTTAGGCAACAGCTTTTCAATAGGTTACACACTCGGTAACGCTACAGATGAAGAGGGGCAGATCAAGAACATTGAACTGCTCGAAATCTCAGTAGTAGCAACCGCTAGCAACCCAGATGCAAAACTGATTAGTTACAAAAGCGCCGACAAAGGAGAGAAAATGGCAGAAGCCACCAAATCCGAGAAGATTGACGCACTGAAAGCTGAACTAAAATCACTTGAGGAAGCCGTAGTTGTTGAAACTCCAGCCGAACCAGTTGAAGAAGTTCCAGCCGAAGAAGTCAAAGAAGAGGTTGTCGAAACACCTGTCGCACCAGTCGTAGAGATTAGCGAAGAAGAAGTCGAAGAAGTTGCGGAAGCCCCAGTGGTTGAAGCTCCTGTCGAAATCAAATCAATTAAAAAGGAAACTAAAATGACTGATGTCACAAAATCAATCGTTCCAGAAGTAACCGCTGTTGAACAGCCAGAAACTGTTGTCAAGAGCATGGACAAGTACGACCTAGTTGCAAAACAGTTCGTTGCTTTCGTAAACAAAGACCAAAAAACACTAAGTGAACTAAACGAAATCGCTATCAAAAGCTACGTCGGTCAAAATGGTACAAAAGCTACCTACTTGAACGCCGCTACCACTGCTGATGGTGGATCACTCGTGCCAAGCGCAGAGCTTATGGCTGAGGTTTACACCGTTCTTGCTGACTACTCAACTGTAGCTAACGACCTTAAGGTTGTTACTCTTACAGAAGGAAACAGCCTGGACATCGCTACACTTGTCACAGATGTTATCATCCGTGAAGTAGCAACCGAAGGTGGAAAGAAAAGCTCAACTAAGCCTGTTACCGGTGAAGCCGCAGTTAGCCTACGAGAGTTTGCTGGTATCGCTATCGTTACTAAGAAATTAGTACGCCAAGCTGCTATCAACATTTTCGACATGCTTCGTGATTCATTCGCACGTGCAATCGCAACACAGCGTTCAAAGATGGCACTCACAGACTCAGCTACAGGAATCGGCGTTATCGCTGGTACTGCAAGCTCAAGCTCTGCTGCTGCCGTCCCTACATACGCAGAAATTGCTGCACTTGTCTATGACATCCCAGCAGGCGCAACACAGGGTGCAAAATACTACATCGCACGAACTGTACTTGCATCACTTGCTGCCGCAGTAGACTCAACTGGACGCAACCTAGACCTAGTTCGTCTTGACGGAACAGGTGTAAGCGGTACTCTTGCTAACGGATTCCCATTCGTTGTAGAGGAAACTTTGGTTGCTGGAAGCGGACTTCCACTTGTTATCTTTGGTAACATGGGTCGTTACGGTATCTTGCTTCGCCAAGGAACCGTTGAAGCTGAAACATTCGACACTGGAATCGTCAACGACGGTACAAACGGTGCGGGTGGTACAGACCACAACTTGCTACAAGACAACAAACTTGCTTACCGTGTTGCTTTCTACGAAAACGTAGGATTCCCAGTACCAAGCGCATTTGCTGTTCTTAAGCAAGTAGCAGCCTAGTAAATAAGTAAAGGAGCGCTATGCTAACCCAAGCCCAAATCAGCAAGTTACTCAACCGCCCCCTGACTACAGCCGAAGTTACAAACTTTGACTCGTACCTTAAAATCGCAACCGAAAGATTAGAATCGCTGCTATGCACGAAACTATCTATCACCGACGCAAACCAAACGTACTTGATACGTGAAGGATACAGAACACTCTACACGGATATATTTAACGGTACACCGACTGTTACAATCAACGGAGTAGCGGCGGAGGCTGACTCGTTCAGCCCTCGCCAGTTCGACAACCTAAACGGTAACTGGTATAACTCAATCGTTTTCAAGAAGTTCTTGTCGAGAGATGTCGAAGAAGTAACCGTTGCAGCCGATTTCGGCTTTGACGCAGTACCAGAAGACTTTCAACTACTTCTAGCCAGAATGTTCGCTCTTAATACCAGCGAGCAAACTGGCGACGATAGAGTACGCTCAAAGAAGATTGAGGACTTTAGCGTTACACTTAACGATCACACGGCTTACCAGCAACTTGTTGCTTCTAATGCCGCCGTTATACGACGCTACTCAACCTGCCAATCTGGAGAGGTAACACATGGACCCGTTTCATATTTTATCTAACACAGATTACACCTTCCTGAAAATTAAGCAGGACGTAACAGGCAACACAATTGAGCAAGAGTACCACGCAACCGGAGTATTAAAGATTAGAGATGCTATGGTTCAGATAGATAATGTCGAGCAGTATGACGGCCTTGAGGCATCACTTCACGTGAGGCCATCAGAGACGTTTATAGCAGACTTAAACGCACAGCTAGTTGGTCACGGAATTAAAGCAAGTAAAGACGGCAACACGCCCCTCACATACCGTATAAATGGTATGCAAGAGGGTCGTGACTTCGACACTGGACTGCTTTCCTTCTACCGACTAATACTAAAGCGAGAGAGTTTGTCACAATGGCAGCCAACCGATCTTCCGTTAGAGTAGAATCAACCTTGTTGAGCCGATGGATTCCCTTAACGGGGATTCAGCTAGATAGAGCTACGCTCGAAATAGCAACCGACATCGACAGGGGAGCTAAAACTCTAGCCCCTAAAGCGACTGGCGCTCTAAGAAAGAGTGGAAAAATCACACGTAAAGGCGCTGCCGACTATGTAATATCATTCGGAGGAAGCAGAGTACCTTACGCAAGACGACGACACTTTGAGAACCAGAAAAGCCCCGGCACACTTCGTTATCTTGAAAGAGCTGGCGAGGCCGTGTCCAGAGGAAGCATAAAGAAATACCTAAGGAATAAATGATGATAACACTTCACATTATACAGTTACTACAAAATGAAGGCTTTGGCACTATAGATGCGCCAGTAAACGGTCTTTTTTGGGAGAAACTGCCACTTAATTCGACAGGAGTTGCAATCTTTAGCCGAGGTACAGAGCTTGGGCGTGGTCTGAGAAGCTCACAAGCCTTTGACCTGTACTCTAGGGGTACAAGCGACCTAAGGGGCGCAGACAATTTAGAGAAGATTATGGAGTATATCGAGGGAAACTTCGTTCAATGCGACCTACCTCTCACAGCAAAAAGCAACAAACAATACAAAAAGGCTACCATCGTGATGACATCTAACGTTGAAAATCTAGGATTAGACGAAAACGATAGACTGATATTCAGGATTTCAGCCGAAGTAAACTATAACAAAGGAGCATAACCATGTCAGTTTTAGGCGGACAAGCAGAAGTTTCCCTCAACGAAATTACAATCCCAGCAGACTTGCTGAGTGAAGTAAACGTTGAGATCATGAGCGGAACACGAGAACGTACTACACTTGCCGGAACATTTACACGTCCTAGCGGTACACTCGACACAGCGCAAGCAACATTTACAATGTTCTTGCCCTCAATCGACTACCTAAAGAATATCGTTCCAGCACAGTTCAACGCACCAACGACACCTCAAACAACCGGAAACGTTATCTGGGGCGCAAGCTCTTGTACCGTTACCTCGACACCAGTAAACATCCACTTCGTGTGTGATACTACTGATGACAACGATGTGTTCTTCCCAGAAGCAGAAGTCATGCTGAACTTTAACCCAAGTTACACCAGCAGCGACGAGCTTACAGTGGAAGTAACCGTGTTCGGACAACCTTCATCAACTGGAGTAGTTGCACGAGCAGGTACAGGAAACCTTACAGCAGCGTCAATTTATAACGCTGCTACAGAAGCAACCGATACTATCTAGTATCTAACCAACGTAATAACCCCATCGGTGTGTGGGGTTATTATTATTTAAGCCCCTTTGATATAATAAGAATATACACTAAGGAGCACTATGACACAGCCAATTAGCATCAAGCTCAACCAACTCAAGACCCGCAAGAAAGTTCTTATCGACGACCACGAATACACCGTGAGGCGTATGGGTAACATCGAACAAATAGAGTATGCTCGTGGCATCAAGAAACTACAGACCCTAGCATTGCTTGAGGCTGACCGTCCTTTGACCGATGAAGAGAGCGCCGAGATTGACACAGTCAGCAAATACCTTACCAGTGTTTTTATAGATTTATTCGACGATGGTGGCGACCAAGAAAAGTCTAAACGTTTGATTGGCTCATTAAGTGATGAAGAAATTGCCCTAGTATTGGCGCAGATTTTTGAAGAGAAGGAAGATGGACAAACCAGCTAAAGTATATCTGGAAATCAAACCAGAAGACAGGGACAAAGTAGCTCGTGCAAAACAGGCGCGACAGCTTGCTGATATCCCAGAAGAATATATGGAAGTGGCAGAGCTAGGCTATCATTACGGCTGGGAGGCCGTGAGAGACTTCCTAACGGACGTTATAAACAAAGAGCAACTAGTACTCTATGTTCGTGCCGCGCGCAAGCTAGAGGCTCGTAGAACCTATGACAATTCTATTGCAGGCATTGCCTCTAACTCACAGAAACTCGCAACCTATAAAAAACTTATGAACCCTTATATTAAAGAGATGGCAAACTAATGGAAAATGTAGGCTCAATTAAGTATGTAGCAAGGATTGAAACGTCAAAGCTAAAGACCGACGCAAAAGGCGTAGAGAAAATAGCCAAAGGTACTGGTGATGACTTTGGTAATCAGATGGAAAAAGGAACCGGCAAGGCTGGAAGAGCCTTTAAGAACTTCGCAAAAGTCGCCGCCGTTGCAGTTGCCGCCGCTGGTGCTGCTACCGTAGCCTTTGCAGTAAAGTCCGTCGCTGCATACAACAAGCAAATCGAAGCACAGACCAAGCTCTCTACAAACCTGCTAAACGTGGCAGGCAATAGTGAGGCAACCGTTAAAAGCCTGACTAGTCTAGCCAGCGCCCTACAGAGCGTGGGTGTTATTGGTGATGAAGTTGTTATTGCTGGTATGAGCCAGCTCGCAACCTTTAACCTACAGGGTAAGACCATCGAAACATTGACACCTAAGATTGTTGATATGGTTGCACAACTCAAGGGTCACAACGCAACAACCGAAGACTTTGTTAATGTTAACAACCTTGTTGGTAAGGTTATGAGCGGTAACGTAGGGTCGCTTTCTAGGTACGGAATAACACTAAATAAAACCCAAGGCGACATATTAAAGAACGGTACAGAGTCGGAGAAAGCCGCAGCACTCGTTGAAGTACTTAGCCAGAACTTTGGAGATGTCAACAAGGCACTTCGTAACACACCACAGGGTCGAGTTACCGCACTTAAAAATGAGTTCGGTGACTTTCAAGAATTGATCGGTGAGTTCACCATTAAGACTCTTGGCCCAGTGCTAGTTGCCCTAGACACTTGGCTTGTATCGGTCGGCGGAGTGCAGGGTGCATTCGACAAGCTCATATCATCAGCAACACCAGTCTATGACTTCTTTGTAAACCTTGGTACAGCCGTCGGCAATCACCTCGCGCCCAAACTAAAAAGTCTCTGGGAGGCTATACAAAACAACGTCATTCCGAACTTTACTAAACTATACAACGGCATCCTGATACCACTTGCTACCTTCCTTGGAACCACACTCGTCTTTGCAATCGGCTTTGCTATTGATGCATTTACCAAGATACTAGAGGTAACGGGATACCTTATAGCCGAGTTTCAAAACGCTAACCCCGTTGTTGTTTCCTTGACTCTGGCGTTTGCGGCCCTTGGTACTGCACTGTTGCTCGGCAAGGCTTTTGCTGCGGTTGACACCTCACTAAAGGTTATGAAAAAGACCACCATACCCGGCGTTATAACAAAGATTAAAGCGATGAAACTGCTCATTGCAACCCCGATGGTTATGCCAGCGATCGTTGTGGCGGCAGCAATAGGCGCGCTAGTGGCTGTATTTGACGCAGCAATGAGGGCAAAATCTGCCATAGAGCAACTAGAAGAACAAAAAGACACCAACAGAAGGATCAACGATACCGCTGTTGCCAGAAATAACGCAGCCCAAGCCTCCTCTACTATGAGTCCTGAGGAAAAGCGCCGAGAGCAAGACCTGTTTAATAGGCAAATGGCAGTCGATGACCAGATCAGACAGGCCATACAAAACGAGCAGAACCAACGCAGGAACAGGCTACGAGGCCGTGCAGCGGGTGGCCCAGTATCAGCTAATACACCCTACGTCGTCGGGGAAAACAGAGACGGCTCACTGAACTCTACTAGCGAGCTATTTGTACCACGTCAGTCGGGTTCTATCGTAAACAGCAGTGACTTCCAAGATATGATGGGCGGTTCAAGTATCGAAAACAACATCGGAACAATCAACATTGCTAGTGATGTAGACGCTGATAGCTTCCTAAAGAGGCTGACACAAAATCAAGAAATAATCGGGAAAGGGCTGACACCAGCGACGGCTTACTAATATGGATAACTACTCAGTAAAGTTTAACAGAAATGACCTCGCACTTGTGCCGGGTGCTGACCTTTTTAACCACCAATTCAACAACCTGCCAAGCCGAGAGATTAAAATCTTCAAGGTTGCACGTCGAAACCTTAGCATAATCACCTCATCAGAGTACAGTAGCAAAGAGATTACCGTACAGCTTGAGGTCTGCGCCGCCTCACGCGCTCTAAGCGAGAGCATATTAACTAACCTAAAAGCACTCGTACAGCCCCAGAACGCGCCACTGGTGGTCTCTCAAGGCGGTAAGGACGTAGAATACACGGCAACGATGAACGAGTTTAACATCCGCTGGGACTCATACAAGGCTTATGTGGACATTACTTTTATAGCTAGCAACCCAATCGGGCGAGAGCAACAGTCTCAAACACTGTTTAACATTAACGGCAACACGCTTGCAAGAGCTAGCCAGACCTTTAACGTTCAGGGTAGTGCAACAGCTTTCCCAATTATATCGGTAACAATAACAGCCGTAACGGGTGGAGCAAGCAAGCAAATCTTGATTGAAAACGGTAGAACTGGACAGGGCATAAGAATTAACCGCACCTTCACGGCTGGGGACATAATCGTTGTAGACTCGCTTAACCTGCAAGTGACGGTAAATGGGTTACAGATTGACTTCGATGGAATGTTCCCAGTTTGGCCATCGGGTTCGCAGCAAGCAGTATACGGCGACAACTTTACAACCAGGAACGTAGACATTAACGCCACATATAACCCAAGACTTGTTTAGTCAATTTGATACAATAATAAGAGAAGGAAGAACATATGCCCGCATTTCCAAGCAACACACTTATAACAGAACTTTTTGGTTTAATAACCACAAACACTCCGCACCTTGCGCTTTATACCAGCAACCCAACTGCTGCCAATAGCGGGACTGAGGTAACGGGTGGTTCTTACGCAAGACAACCAATAACCTTTGGCTCTATTTCTGGCGGTATGATTTCAAACACCGGAGCGGTAACGTTCACATCACTACCAACCGCTAACATTACCCACTGGGGTGTTCTTAGCGCACTAACTGGTGGAACACTTAGGGCTTTCGGGCCGTTCCCTGCCACCGTTGCAGCAGTTGCAGGCGATGACCTTAGTGTACCCATAGGACAAATCGACCTTACATTTGCGGGAAGCTAGTATATGGCCCAACGCTTCCTCGTAGCTAGCGGAAACTGGAGCAGCACCGCCGTTTGGAGTACGACTAATAATGGTGCGCCAGGCGCGAGTGTACCCGGTGCTAATGACTTCGCCAGAGGTTCATCATTTACGTCATACACTGTTGGTCTTACCTCTGATATTACCGTAGACCTAATTGTTATTTCCACCGGAACTATCAATTCAAACAATCACACGATTAATTGTCGTCTATTTAGCATCCTTGATCCTGGTAGCACAGTGGTAAATCTTGGAACCTCAACGCTTAACACTGGGTCAATTTCAGGCTCCGGGCCGATAAACGGTCAAAACGCTACAGTAAATATAGACACGGACACTTTTGGGATTAATCCAACTATTTTAGGCGGCAATGCATTTAACATGCAGCTCGGAACGGTGAACCTGTTAGGTGGTAAAAATGTAAGTATAGGTAATGCTAATATAACATCACTTGTTGCTAAAAAGATTGACCCACTAAACATTTCCTTTAGGGGAGGCACCACCACACTAATTCGGAGGTTTATCGCCAAGGGTGTAAGTTCTGCAAACAGACTCAGGTTAAACAAAATAAACACCGGAAACGCCAACATAACAATGCTTGGCTCTAACCAGCTATGGGCGTTCAAAGACGTTGACATCACAGACATAAACGTCATCGGTCTGGGTCAATACTACGCTGGTAGCACCTCAGTAGATGGTGGTGGCAACTCTGGTATTTTGTTTCAAGATGCCCCGTTGGTCCGCACGTTTACAGACACGTTTACTGGAGGTACTATAAACAGTGCCAAGTGGTCAACCAACACACTATCGGGTGGAGCAGTAACCCAGACTGGCGGTGTTGTAAGGTTGTCGGGTAATAGCAGTTCGTCTTTTGCACAGCTCATTTCAAAGGATCAATTCTTGCTAGACGGTTCTTCGGTTACTTTCAAGCTATCCCGTGCGCTTGGGCCACTGGGGTTTGGTTCTTTTAGTCTTGCAACGGCGACTAGCCAATACGGTATAACCTCAAGAAGGAACATACCAAACATCGGAGTTAGCTTTGGTCAAACTTCAACCAACTTCTTTATACAGGGGCAAACAACAGACACAACAGCCTACACGCTGACCGATAGCTATATTAGACTCAGAGAATCTAGTGGCACTATTTACTACGATTCAAGCGCCAACGGTATTACATATACAAACAGGGAAAGTTACCTGCTCTCGGATTACGGTATTGACTCAGAGCAGATTCTTGCAAGGCCTATTTTTGAGTACGCAGCCTCGTCTGGCGGTGATTTTGATATTGAAGATTTTAACATAGACCTCACCCCAACAGCAGACTTTACAGGAACGCCATTGTCCATAAGCCGTGGTTCTTCGGTTGCCTTTACCGACACCTCAAACTTTAGCCCGACATCTTGGAGCTGGACTTTTGGAGACGCAGGTACATCTACTCTGCAAAACCCATCAAGAACCTACGCGCTGCCGGGTCTGTACACTGTTGGCTTGACCTCTAGTAATAGCTTAGATAGCGACTCCGAATCAAAGACAGACTATATTACCGTAACCAAGGTAATACAGGTAAGTAGCATTGACGGCGGCTTTGTCTTTGGTGGCGAAGTTATACACAAGCTAGAAGCAAAACGCTCAATCGAAGGAACGCTTGTTTTTGGCGGCGTAGTTATTGGTGTACTCGACTCTGACTCTGGTAAGATCGAACGCAAAACCTATATGTACAAGGTA